TCTGCGTGGGGATTATGATAGCTCCAGCAGTGGTTCAAACACGGATATGGATACATGCCCTATCTTTTAATGTACTTCAGTATGTTCATATAATGGTTTCAATTAATATTTGTTGAAAAATATTTTTAAAGGAAGTTATGATAGAAGAAAAAAGTATGTTCCAAAAAAATCAAGAGCAAAAATATAAATGAATAAAGGAATTTTGAAAGGTATCTTATTGGCAAAATAAATTTTGTAATTTACTTTATTTTATCATGAGACAACAACATTTTTATTTTTTTATTAAAAAATTTATTTTGCCAATAAGATACCTTTCAAAATTCTTTTGCTCAAATAAAGTCTGTGTTTTAAATCATAAAATGTGTAAAAGCAATGACCGTATGTTTGTACCATGGTTTCAATCAATATTTGATTTGTGCTTCTTGTTACGGTCATTAACGAAATACCATAAATCATATGAAAATGTTATTTTGAGTTTATTTGAGAACAAGTTTAATTGTTCATAAAATTTGATTAAATAAATTATATTTGATATTTGTAAAATGGGGAATATCATATCATCTTATTTTAGTGATTCAAACAAAAATTGCGAAAAATCAATTGATTTGGTGTCATCAGAAATAAATAATAAAATATCTGCTACACTTGATACATTTAAAACGAACATTGGAACTAAATCTCATATAAAATATTTATGGAAAAAACAAAAATATGACATGAGAGATAAACACAATTTCTTTTGTGGTACTATAAAAATTAATGTAGATTTGAGACAACATTGTCCAAATGTATATGACCAAGAAACAATAGGAAGTTGTACCGCAAATGCTATTTGTGGAGCATATGAATACGATTATTTAAAATCCAACAGAAAAATAAATAAATTAGCCATATTTAGTCCATCAAGATTATTTTTGTACTATAATGAAAGGGAAATGGAAAACACAACTAAAACAGATTCGGGAGCTGAAATTAGAGATGGGATAAAATCAATAAATAAGGTTGGACTTTGTAGTGAAAAAGAATGGCCATATGATATAAAAAATTTTGATGTCAAACCAAACAATAAATGTTATAAAGATGCAAAGAAACATGAATCTGTGGTTTATGGAAGTGTAAAACAAACTTTAGAACAATTAAAATCTTGTTTATCATCTGGCTATCCATTTGTCTTTGGTTTTGTGGTATATGAAAGTTTTGAATCGGATGAAATGGCCAAAACTGGAATAATGACAATGCCAACCAAAGATGATAAAAAATTAGGGGGTCATGCTGTTATGGCAGTTGGATATAACAATTCAAAAAAAACATTTATAATCAGGAATTCATGGGGAAAAAATTGGGGAGATAATGGTTATTTCTATATGCCATATGAATACATGTTAAATAGTGATTTGTGCAGTGATTTTTGGATGATTCAAATTGTTAAATAATATCCAGAAATATTTTTGTTAATAGAAATCGTATGGTGTGACATCACTATATTTTTTTGATTTTCCAATATTTGTGTTATCTCTGTCATAATATGATGATTCTAATTGATTGTGTCTTAATATCAAAGTGTCTTTTATTCTGCCCTGAAGAGCACTATAGCGTTTTTCAAAAAAACGAGTTTTAGAACAACAGCTACCCATAATAAGTGTTATTTCTTGTTTGTTTAAACCAAATTTTAAAGAAACTGATCTTGAAAATCACATCAATACATACTAATCGTTATTTCTTTAAGCAAAAATACTTATATAATTTTAACTTTTTTTAGGAATTTTTGATGGAAAACTTTTCTCAAAATATGAAATTAAAATATCGTTTGAAGGTTTTGATAGTTCCATTTTACCACCATTATTATTCCTCCTGGTAAAATGATTTGCTGAATATGTACATTTGATTTTTTGTTTTTGGTTGAAAAAAATAATCTTTTTTATCTGAAATAAAATTAGCTAATTCAATATGAAAAATTTAATTGTTATCCTTTTAATGGACTGAATTATTAAAATGTTGTTTTAATTTATGACCATACAAGAAGCCGAAGCCTAAATAAATATATTTTTCGACAAATATTGATTGAAATCATTATATGAACATACTAAAGTCCATTAAATGATATCACAATTAGAGCTAATTTGATGTACCATAACAAAATTGATATTAAAGGAATCGAAAAATTAATTTTAAATCCTGCTAAAAATATGCTTGTAACCCCATTTTTGGCATAAATGTCACGGAACAAATAAAAATTTGGCATTTGGTAATTATTATGTTATGGAAAAATGAACAATGTGTATTCATGATTGTTATGTTTCAAAATATTGCTATGTTTTTTTGAAAATTTTTCAACCAATGAATATTTAAATTTTCTTTTACACATTCCTGAACAAGTAGCAATAACATAATTAATTTTCATATAAATATGTATTATTTTTCTAGCCATTTTTTATTTTTTAATGTCCATAGAACTGTTTTACGCAAAGACTGTTCAAAAGTTAAAGGACATTTCCAACCAAGTTCCAAAAGTTTAGTCCCATCCAATCCATATCTCAAATCATGTCCTGGACGAGAACTATCAAAATGAACCATATCATAATTTAATTTTTTTCCAACGACTGAAGCAATAAATTTAGCCATGTCCAAGTTACTAATCTCTTTTTCACCTGAAATGTTGTATTTTTCACCAATTTTTCCATTTTTAATTAAAAACAAAACAGCAGAAGAAATGTTCTGTCCATGAATATAAAAACGAGTCCCAGATTTTTTTTTGTTGTGATATGCATGAATAAATATTTTTTTCTCTTCTAACACATGTTTGATACATAAAGGGATAAATTTTTCTGTATGTTGTCTTTCACCAAAAACATTCATAACATTTACAATTATAGTTGGAACATTATAAGTATTTTCATATGAAATTGTGATTTGTTCGCCGCAAGACTTAGAAGCAGAATATGGATTAGTTGGTTTGTGTCTGTCCCATTCTTTAAATAATTTTGTTTCTAATGCTGGTCCAAACACTTCATCTGTACTAAAATAGAAAAATTTTTTTAGTCCAGTTAATTCTCTGGCATATTCCAAAATATTAAAAGTACTCATTATGTTATTTTTAATAAAATAACCAGGATTTTGAATACTGTTATCAACATGTGTTTCAGCAGCCATGTGTACAATGTAATCCAAGTCATTTCCTATTTCTTGTTTTATTCCAAGAGACACAGGATTGACCAAATCATTACAAAATATTTTGATTCTCTTGTGTCCAAGCATGTTTGTATCTCGCAATCTTTCAAAACCTTTGCTGGCATAACTTAATTTGTCAATGATAATAATTTCCCAATCAGTTTTCAAGAAAATATGTTCGACAAAATGATGACCAATAAATCCACAGCCCCCAGTAACTAATATTTTAGTCATTGTGAATTGGTGCTATTTACAAAAAAATAAATCAAATTTTTTATAACAAAAACATATTGCCATAACACATTATTAAAAAAAACAAGTTACCAAAACATATTATTATTCCTCATGGATAAAATATATAAATATAAATCAACCATTCACAAATAATTTTTTAGAAATTTAATTCGGATAATGTCATTCTTAATGTGCTAAGTTGAAAAATATCTTGTTTTTCATTATTTTTTTTTAAAATTTTAATTTTATTAATAGTTGTGTTTATATTTTTAATAAAATTTTCATTATTCAGTGACAAAACAATTAAATCATGAAATTTTTTGAAATTATTTTTGTTAAATTGAATTAGATTTTCATTACCAAGACAAAATTTAATAAATTTTTCTAAATTAAATAACAAAGCAGATTTTATAAAATAATAAGAAAATACAGAAGTTTTTTGATTAAAATTTCCATTTATTTTTAAATCATCTATTTTTTTTTTGAAAGAATTGTTACATTTATCTAAACAATCAAATCCAAAAAATAATAATATTTTGGAAAATTGGAACATGGAAAATTTGATCTCTTTTTCTAATAATTCATTAAAATTTTTATTTTTATGTAGATAGCTAACCAAAATACAATTAATTATACAAGCCCAAATCTCAACATATGTTTCACAAACAAAAATAGAATTATTCTTTGGAACATGATACATTTTATGAAAATCTTCCGTAAATTTTTTTGGATATACCAAAAAAGACATGTTTAAACTATGAATCAATTCATGAACAAACACTTTTTCTAATTCCTCTGTTCTCCATATAAATATTTTACCTGTATCATTTAATTTTTTGAATTTGGAACAACCAGAATTAACTTCTCTAATTCCTAATTTAATTTCCAATTTATTATATTTATTTTTGAGTGTTTTTTTAGAATTTGTCATCCATATTTTAGTTTTTAATTTGACATTTTCTAAATTTTTTATTTTCATGAGCAGAAAAGCTTTGGTTGCTAATCTTTTTGTCATTGTTTCTGATATGTCATTATCACTGATGAATTCTAAAATTAAATTATTATTTTCATAATTATAAACAAATTTGGTGGATTTGTTAAGTTTGTCGACTTCCAGCAATATTTCCATTGATATAAAATTATTGATCAAACCACTTAATTTAGAACAATTATAATTATCTTCTATTTTATGAATTATTGAATATCTATTATTATCAAACCATTCAATTAATTCATTTTTCTTGATTTTATTTATTCTGTGTTTCTCTAAAATATTTCTAAAATTAATAGGAATATTTTTATTTTTTCTTAATTTGTCTAAAATATTTATTTTATCATTCAGCTCAATTATTTTTTTTGTAAAAGTTATATTTTTAGAAATATCATTATAATTTTCTGAAAAAAAATCATATAGAATATTATTAATCTTGTAAGAACCATGACAATTCATAAAATATAAATTTTCAATAAATTTAATTAATTTTTTTGATATTTTTGATAAATCCATTATATTATTCTTACAAATAAAATGAATTTGAAATAAAAAATCACACAGAGTCAAATTTATCATGACAGAATGTATCATTTGTTTTTGTGATAATGTTACAAGATGGAAATATCTAAACTGTGGTCATAAATTTCATAAAAAATGTATAAATAAATGGTTATCCAAAAATGAAAAATGTCCCCTTTGTAGAAGAATTTGTAAAAAAACATCAAAATACAAAGAAATTTCAGATGAAGAAAATTCGCTCGGTATATTCAATGTTTTATCTCATTTTTTGTTCATATTTTTATCTTTTACACATTTTAACATTTAAAACGCCGACTTAGTCAGCAAAAAAAATATTATAAGGTTTGAAGTATTACCTTCAAGTAAAAACAACTGATGAACCCCGTTTTACTTTTTCAAAAGAAAAGTCAGAGTTTGAAGTTCTACAAAATTGTT